TAAAGTATTTGAGATTGCTTTTGCTATAAACGGCGCCTTAGCACAAGGGTTTAAAACCTCGATGCAGCAAGCCAAGGGCACGTTGACGCAATACGGCTCTAAAATGACCGAGCTGAAAGCGCAACAAAGAGCTTTGGATTCGGCGTTAAAGCAAGGCGTTATTTCCATGGACTCGTACCGCAATGCAACGGAGAAAGTTGGTAAGGCGCTAGACCAAACGGCAGCTAAAGACGCCAAACTCAGAAAAGCAATGCAAAATAAAATTGCCGCTGACGCTAATGCTAAAAGTGCTCGTAGCGATTTAGGCAGTACTGTGGCCACTACTGCAGTCATGACCGCTCCGCTCGTCGGGATGCTATCTAAAGCGGCAGACTTTGAAGCAGTGATGTCCAAGGTAAAGGCAATCACCGTATCTGATGATAAGGCAATGCAACAATTGACAGCCACGGCTCGAGAACTCGGCGAGAAAACAATGTTTTCTGCCACACAAGCAGGCGAAGCGATGACATATCTAGGCATGGCCGGTTGGAACTCTCAACAAATCATGGCTGGTATGCCAGGGCTTTTGAACTTAGCTGCAGCAAGTAATACGGATTTAGCCCGTACAGCGGACATTGTATCTGATGATCTTACCGCTTTTGGGTTAAGCGCAGAACATGCTGGCCATATGGCGGACGTATTTGCTAAAACTACAACTAGCACGAATACAACCGTTGAAATGTTGGGTGAAACAATGAAGTACGCCGCACCAGTGGCACATGCCTTTGGCGCAAGTTTAGAAGAAACGGCAGCACTTACTGGGCTTATGGCCAATAGTGGTATCAAGGCATCCGCTGCGGGCACAGCCTTACGTTCAGGGTTCTTGCGTTTGGCAGGAACTTCCTCAAAATCGACTAAAGCGATTGAGGAAATGGGGCTTTCATTAAGCGAAGCTACAGCGCAACAAGAAGAAGCCAAAGCCGCACTAGACAGCCTAGGTATTGCGATGAACGATACCAACGGGCCACGTAAGATGGGCGAAATCGTTCGCGACTTAGCAGATAAGACTAAGGATATGAGCAAGGAGCAAAAACTTGCTACGCTTGCGACTATCTTCGGTACCAACGCTGCATCAGCTTGGGTAGCTGTAATTGATCAAGGACCGGATGCGTTAGATAATTTAACGAAAGAACTTGAAAATAGTGACGGCGCAGCTGCTACTATGGCTGAAACAATGCAGAATAATGCACGAGGCGCTATGACGCGATTACAATCTGCGACTGAGTCAGTGGCAATTTCTATAGGAAGTACGATGTTGCCTACCCTTGCAGAACTGGGTGATTCATTAGCAAATGAAGCTGCGTATGTATCAAAAGTAGCAAGTGAACATCCTGAACTTACCGAAGCTATTATCAAGACAAGTGTTGCAGTAGCGGGCATGGTAATTGCCTATAAAGCAGTGAAAGCGATTTATTTCAGCGTAACGGCGGCACATGCGGCTTATCGGCTTATGATGGAATCGGAACGTATGGCAACTATGCGCAATGTGATTGCATCAGGCGTCCATAAAGCGGCGATGATAGCAGGCACAGTTGCGACCTATGCGGCCGCGTCGGCGCAATGGTTGTTAAATGCGGCGATGAGTGCTAATCCGATAGGATTGGTGATATTAGCTATTGCCGCATTAATTGGTGTTTTGGCGTGGTTAGTCACTCATTTTGAAATTGTGTCAGATTTCTGCACATCGATGTGGGAATCTCCTACTGCTGCCATCATCGCTTTCATGGCAGGCCCTATAGGATGGCTGATTTATGCGGCTATGGGGTTAATTGCCAATTGGGACCATGTAAAAGCCTGGTTCACTCTATTATGGGAAGACCCTAAGGCGGCACTCGGCCAATTCTATGACTGGGTTATGAGTAAACTCGGAGGTCTGTTTGATTGGATTAGTGAAAAATGGGAATGGGTTAGATCCATTTTTAGTAAACCAATTCAAGCAAGAGTAGAAGGCACGGCAACGGCCAATGGACAATCCGTACAGCATAATGCAAAAGGCGGTATTTATGGGAAAGGCGCGTTCCTTACTACGTTTGCCGAAGAATCTGATGAAGCTGCCATTCCAATTAATGGGACACCAAGGGCAGAAGCCTTATGGCGTCAAACTGGTGCTATGATGGGGCTTTTCCCTGGTGAAGGCAACTCTGCAGTATCTGTATCAGCACCAATCAACATCACTATTAAAGGTAATGCGGATGCAAGTGCTGTACAACAAATTAAAAGTGCTGTAGGCGGAGCGATGGATGACCTAGAAGCAAGACTTGCTGAAATCCAAAATCGGAAAGGGCGTGTAAGCTATGCCTAGTAATTTGCGCTATGTGACTGTCAAATTGCAGTATGACCAAAAAGACATCACACAAGATCTGGTTCCGTATTTAAAGGATTTCAGCTATAACGACGTCATGTCGGGAGAAGCTGACGATATATCAATTACACTACATGATATAGAAGAGCTTTGGATGTCCGATTGGTTCCCTGAAAAAGGGGCTAAGTTAACCGCATCAATCGTGTTTCACAACTGGAATAAACTCGGGGACGAGATAGAAATGAAATGCGGGCAGTTTGAAATCGATGAAATTACTTGTAAAAACCCACCGCACGAAGTCACTATTGGGGCGGTTAGTGTTCCAGATGAATCCAAGTTAAGAGGGGAATTAAAGAGTAAGTCTTGGGAGAAGACAACTCTAAAAGCTGTTGCGGCGGAGCTCGCAAAAGGTGCTGGGCTTGAATTGTTTTATGATACACCCGAAACAATCAAATTAGATAGGGTCGAGCAATCGGACCAATCTGATTTAGAATTCTTGATGAAAGTCTGTAAGGATAATGGACTGGCGCTAAAGGTTTCAGATAAGCAAGTGATTATTTTTGATGAAACAAAGTTCGAAACAGAAAAAGTAGTCGCAACGCTAATTAAGGGGCCCATGCCTACAGACCTTACAGAAGAACAAATTAAGGAACTAGGGGAAATCATTCCCTATCAGGGGAGCTATTCGCTAAAGACATCGCTAAAGGATGTGTATTGGGGCTGTCACGTAAAGCATAAGAGTACTAAACAAAAGAGTAATATTGAATTCACGTTCAAGGACCCTAACAAAACACAAGGTAAGATATTGCAAGTTAACCAAAGTTGTGAAACACAGGCGGAAGCGGAACGCTTGGCCAAGAAAAAGCTACGAGAAAAGAACAAGAATGAAATTACTGGTTCTGTTGCTATGCTTGGCCATATCGTATTGGCCGCATCAGCCACAATCAATTTAAAAGGATTCGGTAAATTCGACGGCAAGTATATCATTAGTAAATGCTCCCATAAGGTAGGGGGCGGATATACACAAAGCCTAGATATAAGGAGGTGCCTAGATGGATATTAGTGTAGCGTTAAAAAATTTAATTCGTGACGGCATCGTATCTAGTACGGACCCTTCTACTATGACGGCAAGGGTAACATTTCCTGACCGTGACGATTTAGTATCGTATCCACTTGAAGTACTTTCACACGGCTCACAAGATAATAAACATTACTGGATGCCAGGTGTTGGCGAACAGGTATTATGTTTATTTCTACCTCAAGATAATAATTTGTCCCAGGGCTACATCTTAGGCACTACGTATAATGCCAAGGATAAGCCCTCTTTTAATGGGCAGAATATCCACGGCATCAAATTTGCGGACGGGTCGACCGTCTCATATGATGCGGATGGTGGAGGCCTTGTTATTAATTGCACCGGTAACCTAATTATCAACGCCCCTTCTGGGGATGTAGTGGTTAACGGAATTAGTTTAGTATCGCATACGCATGGCGGCGTCACTCCAGGTGGTGGAAGCACAGGAACGCCGAATTGATAGGAGGTGAGTAACATATCATTATTTAGTAAATTAGGCAGTACTGCTGCCAATTATAAGAAGAACCTTAATTCACAAGGTTTAAAGAATTTACAAAATACACAATTAGGCGATGTGGCTTACTCTCGCCTATCTAATTTAGCTGATAAATTTGGCCTGGGTGGATACTTGCCACAACGCCAATTAGGAAGCTTTGGAAAAATTGTATTTGTGGCATCTTCTCATACGGTGCGTACGTTCGATGCATTGGCACGGAATATCAGTGCACGAACAGCGTCTCAAGAAATCATAGGGCAAAAGCCAATACTTGAATTCCTGGGGCCTGATGCGGATGATATTTCTTTTACGATGAACTTTAATAAGCTATTGGGCGTTGACCCTTTAAAAGAAATTGAAGAAGTGGCCAAGATGTGCCGAGAAGGACAAGCCGAACAGTTGATCATTAATGGTAAGCCCTTTAGTGAACACAAATTACTGATTACCAGCATAAGCGCAGCTATGAATACAATTGATAATCGAGGTAATGTATTGTCCGCATCCATTAATGTGACGCTGAAGGAGGCCCCGGATATTCCTAAAGTTGTAATCACACCTAAACAAGGAGGCGATACAAATGCAAATTGATGTAAGCGCTCGCCTTGATGGCATTGATTTTGCGCCGAAGGATGTTCTTACCGAAATCATTCAAAATGTGCGAACTATTATTTCTACAACGCAATTTTCCGTACCACTTGATAGGCGATTTGGTATTGATGGAACTGTTATCGATTTACCACTACCAGTAGCAATGGCCAGAATATCTGCAGAGGTGATTCGGGCCATTACTGAATATGAGCCACGATGTAGAGTTGTGTCCGTTGACTTTGAAAGTACAGAAGCAACTGATGCGGAAGAAGGACATTTGCTGCCCAAGGTATCAATTGCTATAAAAGACGAATGGTTAGAAAGTGTAGGTGGCTATGAATCAATATAGAACAATCCAAGGGGATATGTGGGACGGTATCGCATTTAAAGTGTATGGCAGCGAAGCCTATATGAATGTGCTGCTAGAAGCCAATCAAGAGTACGCTCAATATGTGATATTACCTGCTAACCTTATTTTGAAATGCCCTGATGTAGATATAAGGGCGACTATTAATTTACCACCGTGGAGGCGATAATAATGAATTTACCAGAAATCAACTTTGTCACGGCGGATAAAGAAGCCGTTGAGAAGGAAATATTCGCCCTCTACGCCTCTGTTACTGGGCGAAAGTTAGCACCGGCGGACCCTATTCGCTTATTCCTATTAACGATTACTAATATTGTGATTTTATTGCTAAACCGCATCAACGATACGGGCAAGCAGAATCTTCTGGCATATGCTAGAGGCAACAACCTAGACCATATAGGTATAGCCCTAGGCGTAGAACGCTTACAAGCTACAGGCGCGGTCACTACTATGAAGTTGACTGCATCAATGGCACGGCCTGAAGGGATAGCTATTCCAAAAGGCACACGCTTCACGTCCGGTGATAATGTGTTTTTTGCAACTACTGAGCCTTACTACTTATCAGCTACTGAAACCATGATACAAGTAAGGGCTGTATGTACGGAAGCTTCAGCTAAAGGGAATGGCTATCCAGTAGGGTCAATTACCATTCTTGTGGATCCAATCCCATATATCGCTAGTGTAACCAATATTACAATCTCAGAAGGTGGTGCTGACACTGAATCAGACGATGCTTTTCGCGAACGTATTAGAGAAGCACCTGAAAGCTTTTCTTGTGCCGGTGCGGAAGGGGCCTATGAGTTTTTTACCAAAAAAGCATCCGCTCTTATTAGTTCCGTAAAAGTGGTATCCCCTAAGCCGGGAGATGTGGTTGTATATCCTGGTCTAGTATCGGGGGAAATTGCTGGAGAAGAAATTCTTAAATTAGTGGAAGCCACTCTCACTGATAAGAAGGTGCGGCCACTTACTGATAATGTGTCTGTAAAAGCGCCAATTGCTAAGAATTATAGTATCGATATGCAGTACTACATAGATTCGGATAATTCGTATTATGCGGACACGATTAAGAGTAGAGTCGATGCGGCGGTTACGGATTATATACAATGGCAGTCGGGCAAAGTAGGTCGGGACATCATTCCGTCCGAATTGATTCGCCGTGTAATGGAAGCTGGGGCTAAACGTGTTAGCGTAACATCCCCTGTATTTACTGTTGTGAAAGACGGCAAGAAGGAAGATGGCTACCAAGTGGAATTGGCGCAGTGTACTGGTAAGACTATCACATATGGGGGTGTAGAGCATGAATGATCTCTACAAATTCAAATTAAAGGATACGCTACCGAGCTCGATTGCTAATGATGCTAATGTTCAAGCCTTAGCTGAAGTGGTTACGTTGCGACTTATGGCGTTGATGCCGTTCGTGGATAGACTAACTATCTTGTCGCATCTTAATGAGTTAAGCACGCCAATACTAGATGAGTTAGCCTGGCATTTACACGTTGATTTCTACGATGAAGCTGTAGCGAGAGAACAAAAGATTAAATTAATTTTGAGTTCTATCGCTTGGCATCGAAGAAAGGGCACAGTTGGATTAGTTGAGGAAGCTATCGGCGAACTGTATTCAGACTGCGAAGTTGTGGAGAACTGGGGCTACGAGGGCGGGAAGCCTTACCATTTCAAACTCCAGATGTCCGGTTATATGATGACACCGAATATACGAGAGCGCGTGCTCCGTATATTAGAATTCGTCAAGAATAAAAGGTCCTGGCTAGATGGTATCGAATATGTACACGCTATTAATTCCAGCGGTGTGTATGTCGGTGGTATTGCAACAGCTGCAGGCAGTGCCGTAGCTGAACCTAGCTTGAAAATCACGACAGGCCCACAAACGCAACAGCTATATGTCGGTGGCGTAATTACCGTTCACCAATTTATTCATATATAGGAGGTCTACATGGCAAAATATCCAGCCGTCATTACTACAATGGCGGGGACAAATACTATTGCGGAAGCTAATGCTAGTAAGCAGGCTTTGATTTTTACAAAAATCGTTATCGGTGCAGGCGACATGCCCGCATCAATTCCACGCGCTACGGCGTTGACTGATAAGCGTTTGGAATTAGCGATTACTAAAAGCGTCAAGACAGGCGATGGTCAATTCATGGTGCAAGGGCTACTCTCGAATAAAAACCTTGAAGCCGGTTTTTATGCACGAGAAATAGGGCTCATGGCCAAAGCCGGCGAGAATGGACAAGAGGTGCTTTTCTCCTACACAAATGGGGGCAACTACGTTGACTACATCCCTGATAAGAATACGCCAATGGATAGCTACACATTTACGATTACTACTGTGGTCGGCGATGCCGAAAAGGTACAAGCGGTTATTTCTGACAATGGGGTAGCCTCTGTGCATGATTTGGAAGCGCACAATATGGATCCAGGAGCACACGGCGGACTTCTTCAAAATTTAAAAAGTCAATTAGCTACTCATAATACAGATATTTCTTCGCACCCAGCAATTACAAATATGATTGCTAAAATCCTTGGTGCGACTAACTGGCAAGAAGAACCAGTAGCCACTTTGAAGGATATAAAAAATAAGCTAGGCGAAGGCGGAATAGTGGCGCAACGCTTTGGAGAAAGCGGTTTTGTGAAATATGCTAACGGATTCACTATCCAATGGGGAATAGTTAAAAGAGGTCGTCTTGATATGTGGTATACAGCCCCAACAAAATTTCCAATAGCTTTTACAGAGGTATATGTAGGGGTTGGTACAATACAAGAATCAGCAACGGAGCGTTCTTCTAGCAACTTTGATAATGCTGTCCGTCTTAGCTTAGACAAAATCGAATTTGCAAAGTTTGAACATTATTATATTGCTCTTGGCAAATCTTAACTGTAATACATCCAATGGGGTCAATTCAAAGAAAACCAAGCAAATGTATCATATCTAATTTCTTACATAGAAATATACGGAACCGTAACTATGATGAAGGATGAGCCTAAGAGGCTATATGAAGCTAGCATTCGAGCCAATAATATTACCACTACTGGATTTGAATTACATAGCGGGTATGTTGGTAATCATATTGCAAAAGCAATAAACAATGGTTTTTGGATAAACGTAGGTCGCACATAACCAATGGGGACATATAGCAGATGGACAAGATATCAATAGAATTATTTCTGTTTCATTATTACTTCCTTGTAATGGTAAATATGTAGCGCTTCCAGTAGGTGAATCTAATATCACTAACTTTAATAATTCACTAGATCATCCGTGTGTTGTAATTGCTAAAACGTCAACAGCATTTAAGGTACAAATCGATGATTATATGACTGGGATAAGCTGGATATGCATAGGAATATGCTAACCAATGGGGA